AACGTATAAAGCGACTTGCCCGCGCCGGGCAACCCAGTAATTAGAACGATCATTTAAGAATCATCTTCGTGATCTTGCCCGAGGTAAGTCCATTCAAAACGAGCCGCGCAAGCAGCGCGGAAAAAATGATCGAGATCGCTACATCGACCTTCATCAACCCGAGAATTCCTACAGCAGTCGCAGGCAAGCCGCCGAACCCGCTCACGACCTGCGTCTTTAGTGCGTTCAGCAGAAAATCGATTCCGCTGTACGTGACGAAGCCAATGCCGAGAGAAATCAAGACGCGGCCAACGATCGATCCCGCAGCCGTCACTAATGCGCCCACGAGCGCCGGAACTACGAAAGGCAACGCCATGTTAGGCCCCCGTTACGAGTCGCGCTGAAATAATCAAAGTCACCAGAACCAGGACCTGCCCCATCATTCCGAGGTACGGGCAAATGCTGGACCACGGTATCGCAAGCACCCGACCGGCCACCGTGAATTGCGTGTCTGCCGGACATGCAGAGCCAAGGAACGTGGACTGGTCCAACGAACTCGGAAGATCCACCTGCGCGCGCTTCGCCGCGTCGTTCGACGCGGTCGAGGGGTCCACGCCGTCGAGAACCTGTTGCCCGAGCGTAGACACCGGATTCGACTGCGACGTCCCAACCTGTTCGCACCGCAACCGCGTGACCTCCCGCGCGATCTGACATTGAACGGGGTCGCCAGTACAAACGAGCGGCTGGCCACAGTCCCCCGCGAAACTTCCATACCGGCATATCGGCGCGTCGGGGTTGTCCCGACAGAACGAAGATTGTGCCGCCGTCGTCGTCGTGACCGTCGTTTGCCCTCCCACCGTCACGCTCTGATTCTCGGTCACGTTTCCGCCCGAAATAGTCGTTTCACGAACCGTCGTCGTCGTCGTGGCGGTGCCACCCGGAGGCGTCGTTGTCGTCGTGTCCGCTACAGCGGTTTGATAGGGGTTAGACGGCCCCGGTTCACCACAAACCTGCGCAGTACCCATGTTCCACAAGACCAGCGGCGGTGTGCACCGAATCTCCTCCGGAGCCGGTGGAGGCACCGACACGGCACGCAATTGACTCGCGGTCGTGCACTGTTCCGCGGTCACCTTCGCCTTAATGTTCCAAGCAGGCTCGTTCCCTATTTGGTCCGTGTGATTACTGGTCGCCGCGAGCTTACAGCCGCCGGAACACACGTTATTCATGACCCCCGACACCGAGTCCCCAGGCAGTCGCGCTGTGTAAAAACTCCCCGCCTCACCAGCAGCGGCACGCGCCGGATTGCACGTGTCATGACCACCGTTAGGCGGGGGAGGCGGTTCCTGCCCTGGACACAACCCCGGCCCGCTGCAATACCACGACGAAAGCTGTTGCGATGCGGAGCAATCCGGGGATTTCAAGTAATACGCCGGTTGCGAGCCGGTCGCGCACAGCGCGTAAGACCCCGGCGCGAGACCGCTCCAGTAAGCGTATTCCTGAAAGGGCGTCGTGTGCTCCGGTCTGCAATACGAGGAGTAGGACGCGCTACACGACCACGTCTGAGCGTTGGCGTACGTGGGCAGCCCCACGAGCAAGCACCAGACGACAGCTTTTACGACCCGGAAAAAATGAGCCACAGCGCCCCCAATCCGGCCACCAGATACCAGATTCCGTATACATCCACGAGCGAACCCCTTTCATTTAGTTGAAAGCCCGAGCGCCGCCACGCTCGGGATTGCGCATTACATCGCGCGACGGACCCACTTAAACACCTTGATTCCGACGAGCACGAGCAGCACAGCCGCGCCGATGGTACCGATCGGGGTCAGTGTTCCGTCGATTTCCGTTTTGACCGCGGAAACGTCGATCGCGGCCAGCACGGGAGTTGCGAGGACAGCAAGCGCGAGGGGCGCGTAACGCAGGTTTTGCACTTTCATTTTTTCCACCTATTCACCGGATCAAGAGATATGCAGAGCGGACGCGATCCGTTTAAACGCCCACCCTACCGCCCACAGAGAGGCGATTGCTACGAAAAGTGTTTGCGCGGCCGCCACGTCCAGAGCGAACGGGGAATTCTGTTCACTCTGAGAGAGCAACCACTCAGTTCCAGACAAGAGAACCATCGTGCAATTGTCCGGCACGAGCGGTTGCGGCACTTGCAACTCCAGCCTACCACCTGATCCGATTACAACGCACTGAGCCATATACCGCCCTCATCTTTTTTCATGTCGAGGTTCGGCGGTGCGGTGTGCATCGCCGAGTACGCATTAGCCTCCGGACCGAGCATCGTCAATGCTTGACCAACGAGCAACCACCCTCCGGCAGTAGCGGGAAACCGCACTGCTTTGGTTTCATCCCCGGCCCACTCGCAAGCAGCGTAAACACGACCCAGCACGCAAGAAGCAAGAAAGCGCGCCCCACGGCCCCACCCAGTTCTAATCACCACCGACGCCATGACGCGCGCTACGCCGCACGCGGAGGAGTACCCGGGACACCGACCGCCGCGCGGGCTTGCGTGATCGGCTCCAGCTTCTGCACGTAAGCAGTAACCCGCTTGTCGCGATCGACGCCGATTCGAAAGGTCGCTTGATAGCGGCCCAAACCAATTTCTTCGTGGTCACGCGGAAGGAACAAATCGCCGACGTTGACCTCGCCACTATCCGTGTCCGTCACAACCGCCGCGTAAATCATCATGCTCGCAGGCTTGTTGTCCTTCTTGCTAACGTACGCCTGCAAGCGTTTCCCGACCACCTCGATAATTGCCGCCATGTGTATAGCTCCTAGTTGAGCGCCGCGAGTTTGCGACGGAGCGACACTAACCGCACGTCACAGAGGCTGTCAAGTTACAGCTCGGTCACAGCCCGAGCTACTCAAAAGCTGGCGCGCCCGCTCGCGGTTCGCAACCCCTGCCGCTCGCCGCTAGGGCGCACACCCGGGAGGGGAGCACCAACCCAGGCTTCGCCATTCGCCCGCGTGAGTTACGCGAGCGAGGCACCCCGAACTATGGGCGGTGAGCACGACATCGAGATGATCCACAAATCCCGCGACGCCCACGGGCGCAACTCTCGGACACTTGGGTCTAACAATTCACCGTTCACGTACGCGAACAGATCCACAACCGACCCTTCCAACCAAGTTCGTTTTTCTTCGATCGCAGGCATCAGCGACGACCAATACCGCTTGGACCCCTTGCCGAGCGAACACTCCGCGAACGCCTTCCCAAGATATTTACTCAGGTACGCCGCGAGATTGCGCGCCGTCCACCCTTTGCCCGCACGCTCTTGGTCACGCCATCGCGAGCGCGGCCCGCGAACATTCACTTGCCCCTGCGCGTCGCCCACCGTCGCATACCAGGCCGCACGCAAACGATTGATGTCCTGTCGCCCTTTCACAGCGATATGCAGATGCCACGCTCCACGTTCCTGCAACTCCGGCACCGCGAGAAAACGCCACTCCCGCGCGCCGTTCTCGGTAAAGCGACGCCGGAACGCGCGCCAATCTACGAGCAACCGCTGAGGATCGTCCATGTTTTCGCGATACGTCAGCGTCACCATGTGGTCGAACGCTTCGCCTTGCACGCGCATCCGCACCATGGCTCGCGCCCGCCGCGCCGCGCGCTCATCGTTCCCTTCGTTGCGTACACGCGCGGACGCCCTCCTTTCGGCGTTCTGTTCCTTGAGCCGCGCGTCAATTCGAGCGCACACACCAGGAGGATCAAGGACTACGCCTATCCGCGAGCGATCCGGCTTGGACCAATGCTCCGGCAAATGGCGAGCGAGAACGTCCACCGATCCATCCTTATAGCGCCGCGTTCTAAGACGCCACCTTCTAGATTCATTTACGTCTATACTTGAATCGTGCATCGACCACTCCCCGTATGCACCTGCCCGTCCGGCGACTCAAACCCCCGGACGGGCTTTTTTTTCGTGCAACAAAATCAACGACTTACGTTGGCTGTGTGCTCAAGTGTCCTTTATACAAGTTTAAGGACCGCCGGCCCGCCCTGCGGGCGGCCCGGCTGGCCCAAGACCACGACCAAGATCGGGAGAAATCCGAGATGGTGCGTCTTTCATAAAGCTCGCACTGCCTGAGAAGCCCTCACCGGGGAGAACGAGCACGCGGGAAGGGAGGGGTACCGGCTCCACGCTGGGACGCGCTCCCGCCGCCTGTGGCGGCTCCACTGCCCTATCGGGCAGTCTGCTTGGCAGGGGAACCCAATCCGCAAAGAACCCATTAATGGCGAACTCTCGACAGAGGCGGTCGATTGTAGGAATTCGTGTCCCAGCTTGCGAGTAGCACTGACACCGCGAAGCACTCGACACACACATCGCTGGGTACGGCGCGTGCACCGCTTTTGTAACGTCATCGTAGCGCGGCGCAGTGTGAGGCAAACCCGGCACGCGCGGCGCGAACGACGCGAGCGCGTCACTATCCGCGACTGCAAGCGAGCGGGCCTGTACCGCACCGGGACTGGCGGACCCGCTTCGGCCTTGAGACCCGCTCGCATGCTCGATCGGCTTGCTAGCCTTTTCCTTGACGACGGTTGCGCCCGCATCGATGCGGCCTTGCAACCACCCATAGACACCGTACCCTAGCCCAGCGATCACGATCGGCAACGCGCCAAGCAACCACACTCGCGCCGGGATCGAGCGCTTGACGGTATGCACCTCCGCGCTCTTGTACGCCGAGAACAATTCTTTCGGATACCGCCACTCGTGGCGAATCGATTCCGTGCGCCTCTCTGGCGTTTCGTTAACCTCGCCCCACTCATGCACTGTCGCGCGTTGCATCCCAAACGTGCGCACAACGTGGAAATGTTTACCCACCAGTCGCCGCACGTTCGTGTCCAGCAGCTTCGGGTGTTGGGTAACCAGATAGATATCAAGGCCACGGTGACGATGAGTCTCCAGAAGGGCCACATGCGGAGGCACCGTCGCGCCCGTGGGACGCACCCGAAAAATACGTTGGGCTTCATCGATCACGATGATCGCACCGTCTTCCGCGCCATCCCACTGATCAGCGATGATCGGCTTCCACTCCTCGAATTTCAAATCTTCGAAACCCGAGTACCTCACCACACGGTTACTACTCTTGCGCAGCGCTTCGACGACTTGCAACGTATAAAGCGACTTGCCCGCGCCGGGCAACCCAGTAATTAGAACGATCATTTAAGAATCATCTTCGTGATCTTGCCCGAGGTAAGTCCATTCAAAACGAGCCGCGCAAGCAGCGCGGA